GATGTTTTAGAAGCTTTCAATTCAGGGACCTATGAAAATCAGGAAAAAGCCCGAGGAGCTTTCGTTAGCTATTGCTTACAGCCTAAAGGCAAATTATTCTTTGAATCCCACGCTTCATTTTTCGGATATAATGAGCAAGGAAAAAATATAGTAATTGATTGGGAACATCTTCCATTCATGCAGGTTTTCGCCAAAGAAAGAGCAGAAACTGAAAAGATTAAATCTGAATCGCTTATTAATTTAATACAAGCAGGAGTGCCACTTGACGAAATAAATTCCACATTAGATACTAATTTTACAATTTTAGACTATGCAGCCACGCAGCGAACTAATCAAACAGGAATTAGCCAATCAAATCAGCAAAACTGATAATCCAGTAGTGAAGAGATTGTTGGAAAAAAGATTAAAGGAAATCGATAAAGATATTAGAAAATGACTTTAGAAGAAATACTCGCAAATAAGGATTTGGCCATACACAAAAAGAAATCGGAAATACAAAAAACTGATTTCTCCAATGTTTTATTCGATTCAGCACAGAAAGCATTCAATGCTGGAATTCAAAAATTAGAAGTTTTAGTTTATGAAGCCACTATAAAGAAAGAACGTAATGAGGAAATGTTCAAACAATATCTAAATGGATGGGTATTGAACCATTCAGTAGGTATGCGCTATGTTAAATTGCTTTTTTGTTATAATAATAGCGATTCTGAATATTCCCAAAATAAAGATAATTTCGATAAATATTCTAGCCAAATTCTAAATAAAGATGATATAGGTGAATTCTTTTGGGCGGTGATTGAAGCTAAAAATATTGAAGCCTCAGCAGTTGTTAAAGGTTCTAATTTCTTAACACCTGTATTATCTTTAGAAGTAATAGATGAGAATACCATTAAAGTAAAGTGCGCAATTTCACCAAGCAATGTTCTTGATAGTCATAACGATGTACATATTCCCGGACTATGGAAAAAAACCATAAGCGAAAATAAATATGATCTTCTCTTGCAAGAACATAATATGGATTTCGATAGTGTAATTACAGATTCTATAACAGGAGAGTTAAAAGCCTATACGGAAATGATAGATGTTAAGGAATTATTATCTAAATTTGACAAAAATAAAGAAGCCGTTTCTGACACTTCTAATAAATCCGAGCCGTTTAAAGACACTCAAAAAGAAAAACAAGTAGAATTTATTAATTTTAACACCTTATAACAGATGTTTGAATACAAATCAGAGGCTCAATTAAAAGCAATGAGCGAAGCAGAAAGAGACACCTACGCTGCTGAGAAAAGAAAGCACGAAACTGAATTGCAAAAGCAAGCCATTATCGAGGCTACAAAAGAGTTAAAAACCGATTTAACAACAGCACAAAAAGCTGAAATTCAATCGCAAATCGAAGCTTTAAAGCTTTCTCCGGGAATTACTAAAGAGCAATTCGACGAATTGAAAGAAGATCTTAGAATCATCAAAGAGAATCCAACAGCCGTAAAAGGACAAGGATTTGATATGATGGCAGCTATTGAAGAAGGCTTAAAAACTTTCTTGCCTCAGGTAAAAGAGAAAGCCCAGGCGTCAGGCCGAAATGGTTTTGGAAATGACGGTTAAGGCTCCAGTTAATATGTCAACTGCTTCTGTAGGTAATGGATATTCTACACCAGTTAGTTATGTATCGCAAGATCAAACAACTTATGCAGAAGATCCAAGACAACAAGAGTACATTTTAAATTATTTGTCAGTTGGAACTACCGGAAAGCCTACAATCGCTTATGTCGATAAAAGTCCAACAGAAGGGACAATGACAATTACCACAGAGGGGGCACTGAAACCACTTATTTCAATTGCATTTGTAATTCGTTATTCACAGGCACGTAAAATGGCGGGAAGAACTAAAATCTCAGAAGAGGCTTTAGATGATATTCCTTTCATCATGTCGGCAATCAGAAATGAATTAGCCTATGAACACGCTATCGGAGTTCAAACAGACATCTTTACTACCGTTTCAGGTTTTGCACCAGGATTCGTTGCCGGAGCTTTAGCAGCTTCTACAGATACTCCTTCTAATTACGATGCAATCAGAGCAGCTATTTACGCTATCAAAATTTCTTCCAAAGGAAAATATATCCCGAATGCCGTATTGGTTCCTTCAAGTGACGCATATACAATGGGAGCCACTAAAGATACAACCAAACAATATGTATTCCCTCCATTCGTAATGCCTGATGGCACTACTATTTCAGGAGTCAAATTAGTTGAGGTTGCCGATGGCGTTTCGGTTCCAGCGGGTACTTTCATTGTTGGAGATTGGAAGAAATTGAGAATGGATAATTACAAATCATTCACAGTTAGAATCGGACAAGGTATTCAGGGAAGTGCGACAGCGGCAAACATTATTTCAGATTTCGAAAGCAATATGTACACGCTAATCGGAGAATCAAGATACCATCTTTGGATCTACGAGAATGAGAAAACTGCTTTCATCAAGACTACATTTGCAGCAGTAAAAACAGCAATTGCAACACCTTAATTTTAACTTTTTTAAATATACGCTATTATGGCAGCAGAAGATAAATTCACAAGAGAAGGCTTAATTAAAAGCCAAGCCGATTATAAAGGAAATAGCCACTTTGATTATGTAGACATTACTATTATTAAAGATAGTGACTACTACAAAAAAGGAGATAAAGATAGGGTTCATCCATCATTGGCAGCAATTTTAAAAGCCAAAGGGCTTATCGGAGATTACGAAAAAGATGTTAAAAAACGCGATTCAAGCGCGCCAATGTTAACAGATTTGGAAGTAGTCAAAGTTCTTGACGGAGAGAAGGAATTGTAATAAATAAAGAAGCATGTATATAATTGACCAGACATATTTTCAAAAAGAATTATCTATACCAAATCTAAATGAAATGGATTCAGATGTATTAACTGATTTGGAAATAATTATTGATAAATATGTCCGGTCTTTATTGCGTGGAGCTTTAGGCAATATTTTATTCAAAGATTTAGATTCTAATATCGCTAATGGGGTATTGAAAGACACCGCACCGGACAAATGGAAAAATTTAGTTAATGGCGTTGAATATACCAAAGACGAAGTTGTCTATAACTGGCCCGGATTAATTCAAACAGAAGGAACTTTCAAAAATTCTATTTTAGCTAAATTCGTTTATTTTTATTGGCTTAAAGATTCAGTTTCATTATTAACCGGTACTGGAGAAAAGAATATTACGGCAGAAGGAGCAATAGGATCTAATTCAACTCAGAAATTAGTGACTGTATGGAATTCTTTTATTGAAGATTATCAACCTAATTATGAGGGCGGATACCATCAACAATTTATGACGAGATATTCATATTATCCTTATCCCAGTGATTTACCTATTTTTGATTGTTTAGCCAATAATGCTGATACGGGAATTGTATCTTTAATTCAATTTTTGACGGATAGTGAAACAGATTATCCAGATGCCGCTTTGACGATGTATGAACCTATGAACCAATTAGGATTATGATCACAACCGAAGATGTATTAAGAAGTTTATTTTCGCAATTGCCAAAAATAGAAGATAAAAATGGGATCGGTTTCGATGTTAAATTTAATTGGGGTAATCAATCTGATTTGAATCTTTTCTTAAGTCAACTTAAAAAAACGGTTAAATACCCACTTATTTGGCTTGTAGACGGAACAGATAATATAACTGTTATTCCTAATAAAATTGAGCGTAGAATAAAGTTGTTTATTGCCAAACAATCAATTCATAAAACAAATACTAATCCCATAGTTTGGGATTCAGAATTCAGAGATACTTTAAATCCACTCCTAAATAATATCATAACGGCATTTACAAAATGTGATTTAACTTTTATAAAAGATGACAGCTATTCAATTAAAAGAGACGCTAATTATTCAGGTAAAGATGTTATTTCAACTACAATAGATCCGTGGAATGTAATTATTTTTGAGTGTGATTTAATTATCTATCCAGATAAATGTATGAATAAAATAAAATTCTAAAAATATGGATGAAGATCAACCATTAGAAGAAAAAAAACCGAATAAATTCGGAAAAACGGAAGTCTTTAAAGTATTAAAAGCTTTCACCCTCGACAAGCATTATCCTAAGAACTCTACTTTTGTAAGTTCGGATAAGAAAGTCATCGAAAAATTGTTAAATGAAAAATACATAAAATAATTATGGCTTTAGAAGATCAAATAAATAAAGTTGCATGTGGCGCCGGGGACCTTATAGGCACAGGAAACGCTGCATGTACATTCGATTGGGACAGAATTGTTGCCATCGAATTCACGCAAAGAGCATATAGATATACCGACGATGTATCATTGGCTAATATGCAAGATGCTCAATTGAATGAAGATGTTTTCTTGATAAAAGGATTCGAATCATTCGCATTAGTTCCAGTAGAGCCTAAAATAACTACTAATGATGGTTCAGGACTTGAAACTGTAGATGGCGAATTACCTTATAAATATGAGGGATTAATCCGTTATAAAGGTTATAATTTCTGGAAAGCTCTTAGAAAATTCAACACTAATGGAGGCGTTTACAACGTAGCCTTTTACGATGTTCAGGGGAATAAAATCTTTTGTGAAACAAAAGCCGGAGATTTCAAAGGTTTTGCAACTCAAATGGTTTATGTGGCTCAATACAAAGGACGTGAAGGAAATACTCCGGCCGAATTCAAAGTAACAATTCAATTGAATGATTTCAAGGAAATGGAGCGCCAAGTATTTGTTAATGGCGATGATATTGATTTTGGAATTAATGATGTTGACGGGATTAATGATGTTGTATTAACTGCCCATCCATTAGCAACTGCTGCAACTTCCTTAGTTGTCGATGCTACTTTGGTAGATAAAACACATTTTGCTTCTGGAATGGCTCTTACTGATTTCGTTATTAAGAAAAATGGGGTTACAGTAACAGCGACCGCAGTAGTTGCAAATGAAGGCAATCAAACCTACACATTCACTATTCCGGCAGCGGCTTCTGGGACTTATACAACCCAAACTTATGATTCGGCAACAACTAAAAATGTTGTTTTAATCGATGGAACAGGAGTGTTATACAAATCTAATTTGGCGAGTGTTATCGTAACATAAAAAATTAAATTTGTAATATTTTTAAAACCTATCCAATTGATAGGTTTTTTTATTTATATTTGGTTATTGGAAGTCGGAAGCCAACAGTAACTGAAAAAAATAATTAAAGCTTTGGCAAGTACCCGCCGACTCGGGGAAAGCTAAAGCTTTTTGTGCATTATCAAATAATTAGTACTATTAAAACATGATCTACGGAATATTATTCATCTCGATATTTATCTTAATAACATCAACTAACTTTAAATATAAAAAGGCAATGGGAAAAGAACTTACAAATGAAGATAAAGACATAATCAAAGAATTAGTTTCTAATCAGGCTATATGCGAACCCGAGGATATAAATGAAGAAACAAGATTGCAAGAAGATTTAACAATGGATAGTCTGGATATATTTGAATTGATTATGAGAATCGAAAAGGAATTTAATATTTGCATTCCAGATAATTTAATTGAGGAAACAAAAACAGTAGAACAATTATTTAATTTGGTGATTAGAAACATATAGTTATCATGCCAACAATAAAAGCATATTTAAGACAAGCAAAGGAAGTTAGGAGTAATCTCTTAGATGAATCTGAGAATATTATTTTTAAGAATGAAAATAAAATAGTTCAATTGCAAACTTCCCAATTAGACGATGGGATGGGTGAAAATGATAATTTTCTATTCAATAAAAATCCTGTTTATAAAGGGCTTTATACTTTATATACTCAAATGTTGTATCCTGAGAAGATATCCGGAACATTATACACCTTTAATCTAACTGGAGATTTCTTATCAAGCTTACAACTTAAAATGTCGAATGATAAATTAAGCTTTGAGATATTCAGTACAGGAACCGGATCAGGCGCTAAGAAAGCTTTTTTCGACGGATACACAAATCTTTTCGGACTTGATAATAAAAACGCACAAATAGTAAATTACAATATTCTTTTACCTGAAATTCTTAGCTATATAAATTCAAAATTATGAAAAAATTAATCTTATTATCCGTAGGCTTATTGGCTTTAATGATTTTATCATCATGCTCAAATGATTGTGAGTCGCAAGTATCAGCCGCAACAAAACAATATCAAACAGCTATCCAATATGCTGGAGGCGATACACAGGCTATTCAGAAAATAGCCTCAGAATATAATGCCAAAGTGAATCAAATCTATTCAGAATGCAAATAGAGTATTTCGAAGAACTTGATGAACTTTATCTCTATAATTGGGATCGCTATTTGGCAACCAATAACAATAATTGGTTCATAAAAGGATTTGATGGAAGACAGAAAATTATTTCAAATGAAAAATTAATTGAATTAGAGGCTAAATTCCAAGATAGTTATTTTAATCTATTGAACGACGCCTCTTTTATGATTAAGCTTCAAAAATGGGCTAAAATAGAAGCTTTAAATACTAAGTATAATGCTATTATTACGATCCTTAATAGATTAAAAATAGGCTTTTCTTTAGATCAACAAGAAATAAGAGCCAAACTTGTAACTACCCTAAATAAAGCAGGATTTAAAATATCTATAATGGGCGATTATGAAGAAGATTTAAAAGAAATTGACACAGTATTCAATAAAGCCCAATCGATAAAAACTCAAATAGATATCATACAGGCAGAATTAAAGGAAGAAAGTATCCAAGAAAAACAATCTTTACAAAAACAGCTTATTATCGTCTCACAAGGTTTACAATTAGGTTATAGACTTAATCCAAAAGAAATAAGCGTAGTAGAATGGATTGAAATGTCTAAAATGATGAATGAAAAATCAAAACAGAATTAAATTAAACTATCTTTGTTGAATAAACCACGGACAACCCTCATAAGGTTGTCTTTTTTATTTTAGACCATGGCTGAAAAAATAGATTTAATTGTAACCAGTGAAGCGCTTAAAGGCTTAGATGCACTTATTAAAAAACTCCAAGAAGCAGATGATAATCTACAAATGGTTGCCGAAGTTGCTTTAAACACTTCTAAACAAGTATCTAAAATAAGTAGTCCTAGTGGATTTAATGAATTCATTAAAGGACAACAACAAGTAAATGCAGAATTACAGCAACAATCTGCTATTGTGAATAATTTATCTGCCGCCAAAATAAAATTAAATCAAAAAACTTCGGAGGAGATAGTAAATAATAGAATTTTAGCAAAAAATGCAGATGATCAAGCTAAATCAGCCAGTAATCTCGTTGGGGCTTATCAAAAATTATCTTTAGCCTATGAAAAACAGAAAAAATTAGCTCTAGATTTAGGTGTTACTTATGGTTCCCAGAGCAAGCAATTCCAAGATGCTGCACAGAAAGCATTACAAATGCAAAATCAGCTTAAAGGCTTAGATTCACAAGTGGGGATTAATAATAGGAATGTTGGTAATTATGCGAATTCTTTTGTAGAAGGAATGAGTAAAGTATATTCTAAAGTTAGATTAGTCGCACAAATATTGCCGGGAATAGGTATTGCAGGTATTTTCGGATTAGCTTTAGACCCTTTATTTAATTATTTAAAAGGACTTGATTCAATTCAAAAAGCTTTTGGCTTAGAAACAGAAGCAATTAAAGCATCAAAAAAAGCTATTGAAGAAAAAGCCCAAGCAGAAGCACAACAAAATAAAGAAATAGCTAATACTGTTGCCCAGGAGACAAGTAAAGCTCAAATTCTTTTTGCTAATGCTAAGAATGAAAATAATACAATGAAACAACGTGTTGACTCATTCAATGAATTAAAGGATAAATATGGATTATATTTAAAGGATTTGACATTGCAAAAAGCTTTAGCCGGAGATACAGCGGAAGCAGAATACAGATTGAATGATGCTCTGATAAAAAGAGGTCTTGCGCTATCTATTCAAAATCTTTTAACCAAAAATAGAGAAAAACAAATAGAACAAGAATTGCAATATGGTTTAGCCTTTAAAGACAATATAAATGGGCAAGATTTATATGATACTAAACAACAGGGAGCCATTACAACTTCTCAAAAATTTAGACTCGTTCGAAAAGAAGAGATGTCCGATTTAGATACCTATAATGAAAAACAACAAAATAGTGCCAAATCTCAAATCACAAATAATGATAAAATACGACTTAGCGTAGTAAATTCTTATACTGAAAAAAGAAAAGCTTTACAGCCCTTAAAAGATGAGGAAAAACAATTAATGAAATTATATGATGTTTACTCTCCTTATTTAGATGCTTTAAAAAAAGAAACAAAAGAAAGAAGAGAACATGTTGAATTAATATTTAGTTCCATAAAATCAGAATACGATTTAAAAAAAGCTATTGAGGAAAGAAATGCGGCAGACGCTAAATTAATTGCTAATGATATTGTTTTAGGCTATGAAACACGAATAGACGCACAAAAGAAATTAGTGGATAGCACTCTTAAAGTAATAGACATTTCCAAAAGAGAACGAGATGCTTTATTAGTTGAGGCTACAGCAAAAGATTTAGATAAAAATAAAACAGCTTATGCTAATAAGCAAATAACTTATCAAAGATATGTAACCAATGTAGCGGAAATAAATAAAGACTATAATAATAAAAAGAAAATATCGGAGCAGCAAGCAAGCAATGATACAAATAACATTTTGGAAGAAAATAAAAATTTCTTTTTAAAAATAGAATCTGAAAAATTCGCAAAATATAAAGATGGACTTAATAAAAGAAAAGAAGCTGAAAGACAATTAACCGATTCTTTAAAAACTTATTATCAAAGCATTTCTACTGATGAAAGATTTAATCTTCAAATAAAACAAGCCGCTTTCGAACAATTGCAAAAAATAGAATTACAGCAATTAGATCTAAAGAAAATAGAAGAACTCGCCGCAGTTGATAGAAGCAAATATAATACTGAACAGGATTCGCAAATAGCTGCTATAAATGATAAATATAAAACCCAAGAAGAATTAATAAAAAAAGCATTGTCGCCAATGCAACAAATGACTAAAGAGACCATGAAATGGGTATCTTCTTTTTCAGGTGATTTCCTTTCTAAATCAGGATTTTCTACATTAAATAAAATGTTTTTTGAATTAGATAGTGCCGGGCAATCATTATTTACAAAAATGTCGGAATCATTAAAGGGATCGGGTAAAGAATGGGAATTATATTTTCAAACTTTTTCAGAAATAGGACAGGAAGCTTTTAATTTTGTTGAATCTTACAGCAATCAAAATTTCGATAATGAAAAATCACGTTTAGAGGCTCAAAAAAATATAGCTCTTGGATATGCCGGGGATAGCGCAGCAGCCAAAACTAAAATCGAGGCTGAATATCAAAAAAAACAACAGGATATCCAGAATAGAGAAAATAAAGCTAAACAAAAACAAGCTATCTTCAATATCGCTATTGATACTGCACAGGCTATTATGTCTATCTGGGCGCATTCACCAGACCCTACAGGAATAAGTCAAGGGGCCTTAACTGCAATTATTTCTGGAATAGGCTTGGCAGAAATAGCCATGGTATCCGCTCAGAAAATACCCCAATATTGGAAAGGTGGAGAACACGGAGGGGGTTTGATGATGGTAAATGATGGTGCCGGATCTAATTACCAAGAAACAATCGTAACTCCAGATGGTAAAATAATGAAACCAGAGGGCAAAAATGTTATCATGGATGCTCCGGCGGGAACTCAAATTTTTACACACGATCAATGGAATGCGCAATTAAAAAATATGCTTCAAAGCAAAGGAATTGACATGCAAAGAAATAATGCTTCATCAATAGATTATAATCGCTTTGATGAAATAATGGGCAGACACTTAGGAAATAAGACCTCACAGCATATTAATTTTGATCGAAATGGTTTTTCAAGCTATATTAGCAAAAACGGAAATATAACACGACGATCAGAAGAAAGAGGTTCGGGAATCGGAATTAAAGTATAATATGGCTAGAGAAAAGTTTTATATAGATTTTATAAGTGATGGCACAGGCAGATTATATATTGATGAGCCTATAGGATTCAATACCATGTCTTTTGATGTAATGCAAAAAGATAAAGGTTATGGTCGGGATATTTTTTTTAATTCTGGGGAAGCAATGATGGAATTCACGAATTTCAGAAATCATTATTTAGATAAATTACTTTATTATAATCATTATTATGGCTTTGAATCAAAAGCCAAATTAGGAATTGAATTCATAAACGGGGAATCTGTAATTATGGATATGGATTTTTCAACCGCCATATCAGATGATTTAGAATATTTCAAATGCAAATGCGTTGAAGTAAGCGAAGTTCAAATAGTTAAAAGAAGAGCATCTGTAAAAGTAGATTTATTTTCAAATTTAGATATTGATGGAAATACGATTACTCCAGTAATGACTTCAAATATTTTATTAAAACCTAAATCAATTATACAAACTTCTAAATGGGATCAGGTAGCCTATAATAATGTTTACAGTCGCGCACAAGGAGCTAAAACAACTAATTATGATTATGTGAATCCTTGCGCCAATATAATACAGAGCGATTTAGCCGATACCGTTTCATTCTTTGAGATAAATTCAAATTCACCACACGATTTCTATATTTTAGAAGCAAAAGATAATCTAACAGACATAAATATAAAAATAGAAGGTCTTAATTTAGCTTTCAATACCGATGTAGATACTGGAGGAGATGGATATGTTGATATGCAATTTATTGTAGGATGGGGCGATCAAAATGCCTCACTACAAGTAGGTGATACTTTATTCCATTTTGAAAAATATAAAACGCTTTTAGCTACGTATAAAACTGAAAATCAATCTTATTCATACAATAGTTTAACACAAGGTGATTTCAATATAAATATAGATTCTTTAAAAAGAGGCGATAGAATTCATGTATTATTTGTATTTAAAATAAGACAATCTTCCGATATACCCGGAAGCAGATTTGAAGTTTTTACTACTATAGAAGGAATGAAAACTACTATATCAGCATTAACTAAATCTTACTATTCCACAACAAAAGGAATTAGATTGATTGATGCTGTTAGACAAGTTTCTAAATCTATTTCGGGATTGAATGTAAATGCGCCAGTAATTGATTCCGGGAGTCAATATTATGATACTTTTCTATTTAACGGTAATTTATTGAGAGGGATTGTAGATAAACCGTTTTATTTATCATTAGATGATCTATCTAATTCTCTAAGTACCGAAATTAATGGGGATTTTGAAACAAATGAAAATTTATTTTTCGGGAAAGAAGAAGATTTCTATACCAATAATGAGATTTGGTTTTTTGATAACACACAGTTTTCAGGATTCAATAAAAAAACAAATGATCGTTTTGCCATAAATGAATTTTCTTATTTTTATAAAAATTTCCAATCCCAGAAAGAAAATGATGCTTCAAATAGTTATGATATTATACATGGGCAATCTAAAATGACTTTTTTTAATAAAATGGTCGAGAATAAAAAAGAAATAAGTATTGAATGGGTACGTGATGCTTTTATGATTGAAGAGGAAAGAAGAAAATCTCTTGAAATTGATGATCAGACAGCCACTCAAAATAGTGATACTATTTTCGCACTTGATACTATTGTTAATACGACTGATACCATTATAAAAGAAACTTCTTTATTATACCACGAGTATAAAGAATTAAATGGGAATTTGATTTTACGATCTAAAGGCGAGCCTAATTTTAAAACTTTAGGAATATCAATAAATGATAATTTTCAAATATTTGCACCCGATAACAATGCCGGGAATTACGGAATAGTCACAATAGAAAATAATTCGATAGAATTACAGCCGAGAATATTATTAGCTTTTCCTCCTCAGAAAGCTATCCCAGCAGGAAAGCCAAATGCTAATAATAATGGCGAGAGATATACTACATATCAATATATTTTAAATCACATTAAATACCCTTTAAGGAATAGGACTAATGAGGGGTTTAGTAATATAAATGGTTTAAATGGGGCTGAATCCTATTCTAATTTGCGCTATTCCAAAAAAAGAAATATTGTAAATAATTACCAATCATATTTAGCGACTTGTAATTCATATTGGAATAAGACTTTAAAAACAACCTGGTATCAGAATAATAGAGATTTCACATCTACTTATTCGGGGCTAATGACAAAAGAAGGTGAAGATTTCCTTCCTGAAAAACCTATATTAAGCCCATGGCTTTATGAGAATGCAATATTTGCTAATGTGGATTTTTCGGATTTTGCGATAATTAGAAATAAATTGAAATCTAAAAGAGGGTTTATAAGATGTATTGATAAAACTGGGAATGTAATTAAATTATATCCTAAAAAAATGAGCTATGAAAATCTATCAAAAGAATTAAATATTACGGGAGAAGCTAAATTTGAGCCTCAGAAAATGAGCATACTTACGGATAATGATAATTTCATTACTATAAATGATGAAGTAGTTATTAAAACTTTAATTTGGGAAATTATAGATCACAAAGTTTATATTTTTGATTCAAATAGACAAAGACTTTTCAATGGCGTATTTTGGAATAATGTCGCTATAAACGGGGCTTTTGCCAAAAGTGAAAAAGAGCTTACAGAATTATTAAACCTACTTTAGTATCTTTGAAAAATGATAAAGCCGATTATAAATCTTTACCGTACGACAGACGAAGCTTTTTATTTTAAAAACAGCCAATTCAATAATTTTTATATGTTTGGAGGAGTACAATTGCTTCCAAATAATCCTATTTCTTATATTCAAGTAACAAATACCCCGGATGGTATTAATTTAGAAGATTGGACCGTATTTGCTAAATCTTTATGCGGAACCAAATCAATTGATATTACATCTTCTTTTATGGTTACAGGATTGACCAATTCAGATAATGGTGATCCGCAAATAATATGGAGTTTGACAAATATTAATGCTGATTTCGATTCTGATTTAGTCTATTTAGAAATAAATCAGAGCTTTGGCGAAACTTTTTATTCAACTCCATTTTCTCTTACGGATTACCAGAATGAGAAAACTACTCAATTCCATTATAAATATAATAGATCAGATGCATATCAATCTATTAGTTTTAAATCTTGGTTCCGTCAAGAAGATGAAAAAACAGAACTTACAACTTATTATGAAACTTCAACTCAAAATACTGTAGTACAGGCCGTAAAAGTAAATGAACTTGAATTGTATAGGACTGAAACAATGAATCTTAATGATTTAAAGAATTTATCTTTATTATTAAGAAGCCCGTATCTATATGTTAATTCAATCAGAAGTTATCTTTTTGAAACAATAGCTTTTCCGAAAATAAAAGCACAAGAGAATTATGCCTCTTTTGATTTTATCCTATCATTTAACCAAAATGATAAATACGCTCCTATTATAAAAAAAGGAGATTTCTATAGTGGAGATTTTCTATCAACCGATTTTTTAATTTATTAATATAAAATATGACCAGATCAGCTTTACAAGATTTAATAGATACAGTAGCTTCCGGACAGCCTAATACGGCAGAAAAAATAAGAGAAGTATTTAGTGCTTTGGCAGATAGTGCATTTCAAACAGGCGATATTAAAGAGATTGATGTTCCGACATCTTATATTGCCGCTAATTTTGACAGTACTGGGTTGGGTACAAATGAGCGATTAGGCTGGAAAATATGTAATGGCCAAAACGGTACAAAAAACCGAGGAGGAAGAACTTCCGTAGGTTATGATCCAGATAATTTGCCCTTCAATGATTTAGGGAATACAGGAGGAGAAGAAAAACATACTTTAACTACTCCAGAATTACCAAGCCATTCTCATAATCTTAAACATTTGAACAGGAATCTAGGCCCGACAAGTACTGGTTCTGAGTGGATTTTAGATAATTCAGGAGTAGCAACTGATACAGCAGTTACAAATAATGCGGGTGGAGGATTGGCCCATAATAATATGCAACCTTATATTGTATCATTATTTATTCAAAAAATATAAGATATGCCGAATACTTTATATATTAAAAAAACAACTAATGGTTATTTTGAATTCACAGTAAATGGCGATTTTGCAAATACTATTTCTAATACCCGCAATGATTTAACTTCTATCGGAGATCAACTTCATTTCAAGACCTCAAATGGGGCCAATCTTATTCAAAAACAAGAAATATATCCATCGGATTTAACTTTAGAATATGACTCAACTATTATAAGTTCTTTCTCGACAGTTCCAGCGGTATTTAGTGGTTTAATAGATGCTGGATTTTTCGCTTGGATAATTGGCAGCGGTTCCGGTGGGGGCGGAGTAGATAAATTCGAAGATTTATTAGACACTTTCAATTATACCGGCCACAATGGAATGACTGTAAAAGTTAATGAAACTCTCCAAAGATTAGAGCCTGTTGCTTATAGATTAACCGAGAAATTCACGGATTTAGACGATACCCCCGGAAATATAATTGCCAATAAGATGGTAATTACTAATGCTGCTGGAGACGGTCTTGAATATGCAGAAATACCATCTTCGCAAGAAACAAATTTAAATTCAGTAGGGTATTTTATTTATCAAGATTTAATCACGCAAACAACACCTATTTCTTTTTCTTCCGGGACTGATACAAAAATTACAAATGACACTAACGGCACGGGTACGGACTCAAGCAATGCTCCTTTCGGGATTGCTAAAA